GCGAGGGAACCTCTCGAGCGACCTGCAGCCGCGAAACGAGACCATCGCCAGCCCCGTTTCGGTTTATTTCGAGTCGTCCCGTCCCGGGACGGCGTTTCATCTTTCAGTACCCGATCAAACTGCGGTTTCCAAAACACATGATCGAACTACTCACAGACAACATCTACGCGATCGCCGGCGTCGCGATCGCCGCGATCGGCATCGCGCGGTTCTACTATGGGCCGCGGTTCAACGAGGTCCCGTGGCAGCCGCTCCGGCGCGTGTTCATCCCGCTGGCTCACACGATCGCGAAGCGCTCGCTCGGCGAGGAGTTCTACGCGACCTACAACGTCAGCCCAGTGGAACACGTCGCAACCCTCGAGACGAAACCAGAGGCCGTAATCGAGGATCTCGAGGCTGCTGGATACGTCGTCGAACCACTCGCTGGACTCAAGACGGACTGGAACGGGACCACAGAGGTCGCCTCGTACGCCCGGCATCGAGGATCGAAGCCGTTCCCCGGCGCTCCGGAGTGGCTTCGTCGACGGCAAGTCCACGTAACGCTGTTCACCGCTCCTGACGGCGAGACGATCATCACGGCACACGAGGAGTTCAATTCCTGGCGGCCCGATCTCGCTGAGCGTCACTATCGTGGGGAGACGATGGACGTCCAGAAAGGCCGCCGCCTCGCAGCGACGGACCTCGGAATCATACTGGAAACCCCACCAGAGCCATGAATGAGCCTCAAGAGACGCATCCGGCCGCTGGCAGGCTTCGCAGCAGTCCTCACGCTGCTGGCCCTGATGGTAGCCGACACGATCCATCCGGAGATCACACTCACACTCGAGAACAAAGTGCTGCTGGTCAGCATCATCTCGGCGCTGCTCGGCGTCGACATCGCCCTGGACCAACTGCCGATCACGATCGGTCAGGCCCCAACCCAGAACCAGAACCAAAACGAGGAGGGTAACGGGGGAGAGGGAGATGATTGATACTCACCTCGTCGATACGCTGGGGGCGTTCGCCGGCGTCATCTGGATGTCCGCCGCACTGTACTTCCAATTCTGGCGGCGTGATCCCGTCCATCCAGCACTGGTCTCGAGCCTGTTCCTGATCGGCGTCGCACTGATGATGGCGTCGTCCGCCCTGGTCCTCGCCGGGCGGCCCGCGATGGTCGTCCTCATCGGGATAATCGGCAACGGACTCTTCGCCGTTCTGGGGATCGCCGTCTGGTACGGCCTCGATCAGCACACGCCGACCTGCGAGGTTCCCGTCTGACCATGTGGGCCTGCTCGCTCGAGCTCGTCGACGACTGTGCTGGCCGCGGACTGTTCGCGGCGCCGGACGAGTACCACGGCGAACCGGCGTGTCGATCGTGCATCGAGGCCGTCGGGCCCGCAGCGGGACAGGGCTACGACGACTTCCCGGCGACGACATCGTTCCCGATCACTGATTGAACCATGTCCGACGAGCCTCTCGAGCGCGGAGAAGACATCAAAGTGTACGAGGAGGGCGGCTGGCTCATCTACTGGGACGGCGTCGAGGGCAGCTGGCTCCGGATGCGAAACGCGTTAGACTTGGAGTACTGGCGGTAATTTTCATGCAATTCAACAGAACACTCCTGAACCGACTCGTCGCATACCTGTCTCGGGAGACACACCACCGTTTCCGCTGTTTCGGCTGTAAGCGCGACGTCCTCGTCCCCGATCGCTTCCTTGAGGACGCTCGTCGAAACGGCTGCGACCACTGCGGGGAGACGCTGATCCCACACGACCAGTCAACTGGACTCTGCTGTCCCGGCTGCCCCGCAGAACTCTACAGCCAGGGAACGGTCTGCTGCGATCGCCAAGAAGACGTCTACGGCTACCGCTGTGAGTACTGCGGGACCGAGTCGGACTGGCACTTTGGCGCCGCGCCAGTACCAATCCGGATCGAGCGCGATCTCGAGGACCTTGAGGATCCTCCACCACTCACGGGCATATCATGACCTACCAGTACAACTGTGACGGATTCTGCAACCGCGATACGATCTATAGCGGTCGCCCAGCACTTACCGCTGAGTTCAACGAGGAGTGGTACAAGAGCTCTCGGATCGGCGGCCAACTCCACGAACACGAGTACGACGCCGGCGACCTGATCACGCTCTGCCCGGAGTGCACTCGCCGGCTTCTGATCGAGTCCCCATGACAGATTCGAGAGACCGCCATCGTGAACGCACGCACAGCGAGCGCGGCGGTCGACGCTGTCCCGGCTGTGGCCGCTCATTTGATACAGCCACTCGAGTGGACGTCCACCATCGCGACCAGGACGAACGAAACGGCTATCCGGCGAACCTCCGGAAGCGCTGCAAGAAGTGCCATCTCGAGGGCGAACACGATCGCCCCGACGACGTCGACTCCCCGAAGACCCCGTCCGGCCTCTCTCGACGAGGACCTCGAGGCGTGAGCCACAGCGGACCGCCGCGATGAACGCGCCATGACACCCAGTTCGGAGACGACCAGACCATGACAGACGACCCAGACCTCGAGATCTCGGAGCTCCCGCCGACCGACTCGGAGGGCTACCCGGTCCACCCTGATGCTGATAAGAGTCACCGGATCTGCGCCGCCCAGAAGTCCGATAAGACGACGCCAACCGATCACGGGCGGGAACGCGACGACGTCCCCTACTGCACACTGGCTGCCGGCTGGGGCGTCGATGGGAAGTCGGAAGGCACCTGCACTCACCACCTCGGAGCAGTCGACAACCGCGGCGAGAACAACCCGAACTACAAGCACGGTGCCTACTCCGAGTTTCAGGACTTCATGAAAGAGGGCCTGACCGAGGACGAGGCCGCGGCAATCGAGGCGCTGGACCTCGAGGAGCACGGCGACGACTTCGCGGCGGACGTCGTCAAGGAAGCGTACGCGAAGTACCTTCGGACGGCTGACGATCGCTTCCTCCGCGAGGCCCGTCAGTGGGCCGCGGACTTCGGCGTGATCGAGAAGCCCGCCGACAAGCTCGAGGCGACGGTCGATGCCGATGTCGACCAGACGACCACGCAGGAACTCGGCGAGGACGAGAAAGAGATCGCTCGAGAGCTGATCCGGCAGAAACAGCAGCACTCTGCAGGAGGCGACGATACCGATGAGTAGCCTCCTCGACGCCGACGACGTCGACGGCAGCGCCGAGCAACTCCTCGAGCTCGTCTCCGACCCGGAGACCAAACGTGATCTCCTCAACCCGTTCGAGACGGGCGACTGGATCACGTACGCGAACGAGCTCACTCGGAACTACATGGCCGAGGAGATGGAGGACGACCAGTACTACCTCCTCGGCGACCATCACGAGCGCTGGCTCGAGGGCTTCGATGGCGGCGATCGCGTCCTGCTCTGTCATCGCGACGGGCTGAAGACGACGATCACGCTGGCGTACCTCATCGCCTCGCTCGAGTACAAGGACGGCTTCCGAGCGGTCTGGGCGATGAACAACCAGGGCTCGGTCAAGAAGAAAGCCGACACCGAGTTCTGGAAGTTCGTCGAACGCAACGAGTGGCTGACGAACCTGAACGGGCCGCGAAAGAAGGACACGATCGAGGCGAAGGAGTGGGCCCACGGTTCGATGCTCAACGCCGGCTGGCTCTTCGGCGGGATCGAGGGCGATCGCGCCCACCTACTCGTTCTGGACGACATCATCAAGGAGAAGGGAGACGGGGACACCGAGGACGTTCTCGACTGGATCCAGGCCGTCTCCGTCCCGATGGTCAAGGAGGGTGGTCGGACCGTCATGATCGGGACCCGGAAGCGACCGGCCGATATCTACAACGACTATCGGTCGCTCGAGGGCTACGAGTTCGACGAGTATCCCGCGATCCTCGACTTCTGGGATCAGCAGTTCGGCGCCGACGACGATTGGCAGGATCGCCGGCCTGATCCCGAGCTCTACACCGAGGTCGCTGATCCGTGGAACGAAGGCGAGACACTCCAGGTACTCTGGCCCGAGGCTCGAGGCCCACAGTGGCTCGAGAACAAACGGTCGCAGATGGCCGACCACCGCTTCTGGCGAGAGTACTGCCTCGTCATCATGGGCTCGAGCGGGAACCTGATCGAGGCGACCGACGTTCGGAAGCCGGCCGCGGAGGGCGGCTGCTCGATCGACGATCGTGACCCGCCGCCGAAGTACCGCGCTGGTCCGGGCGAGGCGATCATCCTGGGCCACGACCCAGCGAACTCGCCGACCGGCGACGACGCTGCCTTCTCGGTCTGGCTCCTGCAGCGCGACGGTCGACGTCGTCTTCTGGACGCCCACGCCGAGGCGGGGATGAAACCCAGCGAGGTGAAGAACCAACTCCTCGAGTTCGACCGGCGGTACGACCCCGCGCTGATCGTGATCGAGGATAACGGGATGCAGTCCTACGTCGCCGAGGACGCGATCGAGTTCGACGCCCAACTGGC